AAGAGATTTTTAATTAAGATTTGGAGGGAGAAATGAAGAGTATACAGTTGTATGTGTGTGAGCATTGCGGAACGAAGTATAAAGACAAAAATGAGTGCAAGAAATGTGAGAGTAACCATAGGGCTGCGCTGGAAATCCATGATATGAGGTTCCATGCTTGCAAAGATAGTGATAACTATCCTGATAAGGTAGAACTGAAAATGGCTGATGGCAAGATGATTTGGTATCATCGGTAAATTAAGATATTGCCTGTAAGAGAGTGGGTGATACCGTTTGTTAGAGATTAACAAAATATACAACGAAGATTGCCTTGAAGGTATGAAGAAAATTGATGATAAGTCAGTCGATACAATTATTACAGATCTCCCTTATGGGCAAACCTCACGAAATAAATGGGATTCAGTTATTCCATTTGAACCATTATGGGAACAGTATGAAAGAGTTATTAAGGATAATGGAACAATAATTCTATTTGCAAATGGTATGTTTACTGCAGATCTGATGCATAGCAATCGCAAGCTTTGGAAATATAATCTTATCTGGCAGAAAACACAGCCAACCGGATTTCTAAATGCCAAAAAGATGCCGTTGCGTTCTCATGAAGATATCTGTATTTTCTATAAGAAACCACCCACATATAATCCTCAAATGACAGACGGTCATGAAAGAAAAGTATCAAAGGCGGCACATCATGTAAATGCAAAAGAATCAACGGATTATGGTAAGAGCGAATGGCAGGATTATGACTCTACAAAACGATATCCGAAGTCAGTATGGACATTTGCTAAAGATACTCAAAAAGCAGCCTATCATGGCACACAAAAACCTGTTGCTCTGATCGAGGAACTTATTAAAACATATTCTAATCCTGGCGATTTGATTTTGGATTCTTGTGCCGGTAGTTGTACAACAGCAATTGCAGCTATGAACACAGGAAGAAATTATATTTGTTTCGAAAAGGATAAAGACATTTTTGAAATAGGAAGTAAAAGAGTAACAGAATATAGCAAATAACATCTAATAAATAAGAGAATAACAAATCAGAAAGGAAAAGTTAGGGTAGCTACTAAGGACATGTCACCTTTCTGGTGAAGAAATGAACAACAAGAAAGTATTAGCGGGTGCAAAGCTTGCAGGCGGCAATCCAGAAAATGGAAGGGTTGAAGATGATTACTATGCAACTAATCCAGAAGCAGTAAAAATGTTGCTGACTAAATATACATTTGATGCACATACAATTTTGGAGCCTTGTGTTGGTGGTGGGCATATCGCTAATGCAATCAATGATTTTTATACAACCAAGAGAGAAATTACAGGGATGGACTTAGTAGATCGAGGATATCCTGGAACAATTGTTGCTGATTTCCTTACATATAAAACTGATAAAAAATATGAAGGAATTATCACAAATCCACCGTACTCGCTCGCAAAGGAATTTGTAGAAAAGGGTATGGAGTTACTGGAAGATGATGGTCAAATGGCTATGTTTCTCAAAATCCAGTTCTTGGAAGGTGCTAAGAGGAAGGAGTTATTTGACAAATATCCGCCGAAGTACATTTATGTTTTCAGAAACAGAATGGCGACTTGGAATAGTGGATTAGAGAAAGACCCAAAGACAGGAAAACGTTGGGCGACAACTATGTGTCATGCTTGGTTTGTTTGGGAGAAAGGAAGTACATCTGAACCGGTAGTAAGATGGTTGTAGTTAACATGAAATGTGAGTTCCAAGAGGAGAAAACAATATGAAAAAATGTGTAGTTTTAGAAATTGAAAGTAGAGTAGAATTTGAAAATAAAATGAACGAGTATTTATCAGAAGGGTACAAAGTAGAAGCAAGTTCTTGCAATAGCAAATATTATAAAGCAATTTTGGTACTAGAAGAAGAATAAACTGAAATAACCCAAAATTTAATAAGCATACGGAAAGGGAGGTAGTGATATGGCAAGACCGAAGAAGAAAGCAGAAGATAAAGCCGTCAGACAGAGCGTGAGCATGGATCCTGTGCAGCTCCGGCAAGTAGTGGCTTACTGCCAGAAGAATGAAAGAACCATAGCGTGGCTGATAAAAAAGGCTGTTGCAGCCTTCCTGGAGGCAGAGGATAAAGTTGCATAAAATTAATAACGTTATGCAGTAAAACTGAAATTTAGTGGAGAGATTTTATGACATACAAAGGTTATGAAGCAAAAATCGAATATGATTCCAAAGAAATGATATATGTGGGAACTCTTTCTAACTGCTCTGATTTGGTAAGTTTTCATTCCTCCAATATACGCGATTTGCGGGAAAAATTTCGTTTAGCGGTGGATAATTACCTGGCATTATGTGAAAAAACTGGAAAGATACCAAGATAGGAAGAAAAAATGAATAAAGTTAATTTATATGAATTGTACGACAGAAATACGTACTGCGGAATGTATACGAGCAAACAGTTGCGAGAAATGCTGCAAGTGAGCAGCCAAAACATCTCGGTAGCAGCTCGTTTAAATAGTCTGATAAAAAGAAGATATAGATTGAAACACTTTGAAATTGAATGTGAAGTAGCTCTAAATAAATACAGTGCACAGCTTTGTGCAGATTGGGATGAAACAAGGACCAGGATGCTTAAAGGTGATGGCAAATGGTTTAGAGAAGAAAGGAGAAAAGCCGATGGAAACAGAACACAGTAACAAAAAAACAGGCAGATCATTAACCGCCCAAGGTACCATGATCCGCCGTTCTGCTTAAGATAAGTATATCATATATACCCTTCTTAAGCAAGGAAAAGGAGGATATCTATGACAAATGAGAATGTTAAAACACAGGTTATTAATGATGTAATCGTTGCCATGTCAGCATATATTGCTGCTGATTTAATCCAAATTCTGGAGCGCGTGATAGTTGACAAGACGATAGATGTGGTTATGGAAAGAATCAATACGCTACCGGCAGAGATTAAGGATAGTGTGGATCAACAGAATGAGTACATAATAAAACTCTTTTTATATAAGAAGAAAAAGCTTCGTGAAGGGACTAAATATGGTTATATGGCATCAATCAAACGCCTGATCACGGTGTTGGACAAGCCATTGGTGCAGATGGATGAGCATGATATATTTTACTATCTCAATTGGTATGAGAACCGGAATGTACCAGTAACTGGACGAAAAAATCAGAACTCAACTTTGAATAGCGAAAGAAGGTATTTGTCCGCTTTCTTTTCCTGGATGCGGAAAGAAAAGCTTATAACTGTAAATCCAGTTGAAGCAATCGAGCCATTAAAGGTGCAGAGAAAGCCTATAGATTTTTTTACACCGGAAGAAATGGCACGTTTAAGAGACAGTTGCCGGACCTTACGGGAACGAGCCTTAATTGAAGTACTGCGCAGTACCGGGGCACGCGTAGGAGAAATTGTTGAGATAACTGTTGACCAGATCAACTGGGAAACAGGGGATATTTTGATTCTAGGTGAAAAAAGTAACCGGTATCGGACCATATATCTGGATCCGGATGCTTTATACCATTACAAAAAATATTGGAACTCTAGGACAGACAACAATGAACATATGTTCGTATCAAAGAGCAAGCCTTATAAGCCAATAGGGACATCTTCGGTACGGACAATCATGAAAGAAATTGCGGAACACGCAGGTGTGACAAACCGGTGTTATCCTCACAAGATGAGGAAGACACTGGGAATGGAGTTGAAAAACAGAGGCGTAGATATAGGAACGATCCAGGAAGTCCTGGGTCACGCGGATTCTAAAGTAACGAGTATGTACTATG